TTTGTTTGATGGTGAGAAAGGTATTCAAGTAATACCTTGTTACTACAAACTAGAATATGTTGAATGGAAAGACAGAGGCAAGGATGGATCGGGTGCTCCGGTAAACATTTATCCTTCTTCAAGTGATATACTTTCAAAAACAACTAGAGGTGCTGACTTCAAAGATAGATTACCGAACGGTAATTATATTGAGAAGACTGCGCAACATTTTGTTATTGTAGGTGGAGACTCTCCAGCAACAGCGTTGATCGCTATGAAATCTACTCAGTTAAAAACTAGTAGAACTTGGAATAGTATGATTCAACAAATTAAGCTGAAGGGTAAAGATGGAAAACTCTTTACTCCGGCTGCGTTTAGTCATCAATATCATTTAAAAACTGTACCACAGTCTAACGACAAAGGTACATGGTTTGGATGGTCCGTAAGTAAAATAGGAGTTGTGCAAGACGGTGCTCTTTATCAGCAAGCCAAAGCGTTTGCAGCTAGCATTTCTAAAGGAGATGTTAAAGTTAAACATGGTGAAGAAACTACTGCGCAATCTGATACGGGAACGCATTACTAGTTTCTCCCTCGAGAGAAACAGGGCCGGTGATGGGAGACTGGATCCGGCCCTGAATGATGACTATGGAAAAAAGATTTGTTGAAATATTTACAGGACTAAAAAGAGATTATGGGTATGCCGACCCACAGTCTGCGTACAAGGACCCTTCTACCGGTAAATTAAAAATAGAACATTTTTGGGCAAAGAAACCTGTTACAGAACAGGACTATGAAAACCATTTAAAAGGAATCAAGCCAATAGGTATACAACCATGTGATGATGAGGGCATGGCTAAGTTTGGTGCTATCGATATAGATTCAAAAGCTTATGATCAGTTTGATACAAGAAAATATTTAGAGATCATAGATAAAAATAAAATACCTGTTATACCTGTAAAATCAAAAAGTGGTGGTTTACATCTTTATGTATTTACAGATAAACCTGTCAAAGCCACATTTATTAAATCATTCTTAGAAAAATTATTATACACATTTAATCTCAAACCAAGCACAGAAGTTTACCCTAAACAAACAGAATTAGATCAAGGTCCAAACGGTACATCAGGTAACTTCATTAACTTACCATACTTCAAGAAACAAGAACGAGTCGGTCTTAATTTAGACGGCACAACATTTACATTTGAACAGTTTATCAAAGTCATAGAAGCAAACACTAAAACAAAAGAAGAGTTAGACGAATTTATCAACGCTCACATTAAAAGTATTTTAACAGGTGGTAACGAAGAGTTTGCAGATGGTCCACCATGTTTACAAATTATAACAAAAGATTTGTCAGCTAATAATAAGTTAGCAGATTACAGGGATAGATTCTTATATAACTATATGGTCTTTGCTAAGAAAAAGTATGGAGACATATGGGATAAGAAAGTTTTACAGGCAGCCAGAGATTATATTATTTACGATAATGAATGGGGTGATGAGAAAGTCAAAAAGAAAATTAAAGCATGGGAGAAAGAAACGGCAGGACATACTTGTGATGAGGAACCAATACACGATCATTGTATGAAATCAGAATGTGCTAAAAGACAATTTGGTTTTTTATCTGATAAGATAAAAAGATTTCCACCACTTACGGCTTTGATTAAAATTAATTATTCTCCGGACCCTGAATTTAGATTTACAATTACATACGTAGATAAGAAAGAAGGAGAAGTTAGTAAACAAGTTATAGCTAAAGATGCAACATACTTTACGAATCAAGACAGACTCAGAACATTAATAGCTGCACATACACCTATCTTTCCACCAAGAGTTACAAACAAAGATTATCAAATTATTATGGAAAACTTATACGAGACTCAAAACGTAGAGAGTCCTCCACCTGGAACATCGGACAAAGAATTATTACAAAAACATTTAGAAGAATATGTAACAGGAGTACAAGCTGTAAGTGATACATCATTTAGGAATGGTAGCACATTAGTTGATGATGGTTATGCTTATTTTGTTTTAGAACCTTTCTTTAATCATCTTAAGAATAAAGAATGGAAAATTAAATTAACAAAGACAGGTCGGATGATGGAAGACTTTTTTAAAGCTGAACTCAGTGTATCAAAAAGATATCCAAAAAAAGATTCAGATACCAAATCAAACAATCCTGTCAGATGTGTAAAGATATCTATGCAATACTTTGATGAAGAAGATAATGAATTAGAGATCTTGGACATGAAGGACAAGGAAGATATTTTGTGATAACTAAAATCTATGGACCACCAGGTACAGGCAAAACAGAAAAATTAATTAGAAGAGCAATGGCCTATATCAGAATAGGCACACCATTAGATCAAATAGGTTATTTTGCATTTACAAGAAAAGCAGCCAACACAGCAAAAGATAGAATGTTGGAAAAGAATCCACAATACAAAAAGAAAGATCTACCATATTTTAGAACGTTTCATTCTTTGGCTTTTCAAAAACTGAGTCTAGACGAAAGCAAAGTTATGCAGGACTATCATTATGCAGATCTAGGTAGGATCTTAAGTATTAGAGTCAACGTAAGAAAAGATGTAGATGCATCACCTTATTTAACTTGTGATAACGAATACTTTCAAATTATTTTAAAAGCAAAAGAGAAATGTATTTCAGTTTGGGATGAATATTGTTCAGGAGAGTACTCGTCATCAGTTCGATGGGGATTGTTAGAACATATTGAAGCCAACTACAATCAATACAAAAAGAAAAATACCCTACTAAATTACTCGGATATGATAAATCAATTCATAGCTAAACCACATCTTTGTCCTAGACTTAAAGTTATGTTTGTTGATGAAGCACAAGATCTGTCTCCATTACAATGGAAAATGTATGACTTATTAAAATCAAACTCAGACGATGTTTATTTAGCCGGTGATGATGATCAAGCTATTTATACTTGGGCAGGTGCAGATGTAAATCGATTTATTAAAGAACCTGCAAAAGAAAGAGTCTTATCCAAATCAAGACGTATACCTAAAAAGGTTCAAGAACTTTCCTCTGTAGTGATAAGTCGTATTCGTGGATTAAGAGCGACGAAACATTATAAAGCAAGAGACGAAGAAGGTAAAGTAGAAAAGATAAATAGTTTAGATACTTTAGATTTGTTATCTAACAATTGGTTGATCTTAACTAGAACTTTAAACAGAGCTAATGAGATCTGTAAAATTTTAAAAGACAAAGGAATTTATTTTGAAACTAAAAAAGGTAAAAGTTATAATGTTAAACTTTACAAAGCTATCCTAACTCATATGCAATACGTCAATGGTGAAGAGATAACAGAGATCTCGATGAAAGATCTGTTAGACTTTGCTGATGAAGAGGATCTACAAGATAAAAATTTAAAATGGTATGAGGTATTTAGTAAAGGTAATATTTTGGAGCGGAATTATATACGATTAATGTTGTCAAATAAAGAAAAACTTAATCAAGGACCACGGATCAAAGTTTCTACAATACACGCAGCTAAAGGCGGTGAGGCAGATAATGTTATTCTAGTTTTAGATAACGCCAATAAAATACGACAAGCTGTTATGAGAAGTATAACAAAGAGTGACGAAGAGCACAGAGTATGGTATGTAGGAACAACGAGAGCAAAAAAGAATATTTATTTATTACAAGCTAAAATAGAAAGGAAGGGGTATCAACTATGACAGATCCGGATGGACTACTAAAAGCATTTCCACAATCAAGGCAGGTCGGTGGGAATCACTACAAGGATTATCACATTCAGCCGTACGAGTTTATTTCAAAAAATAATCTTTCGTTCTTCCAAGGTTGTGTTGTGAAATATGTTTGTAGGTATTTGAAAAAGGATAAAATCAAAGATCTAGAAAAAATAATTCATTACTGTGAATTAGAAATATTAAAACTAAAAGATAAAAAATGAAAGTACTAGATTTATTTAGTGGCATAGGTGGATTTAGTCATGGTCTAGATAAGGTAGGATTTAAAACTGTAGCGTTTTGCGAGATGGATGAGTATTGCAAATTAGTGCTGCAAAAACATTGGAAAGGAGTTAAGATATATAATGACGTTAAAGAACTTAAAGGGAAAGAAATTATCAAAGAGCACGGAACAATTGATATTGTCGTCGGTGGCTTTCCCTGTCAGCCGTTCAGTATCGCAGGAGCAAGAAAAGGAACAGACGACAACAGACATCTCTGGCCGGAAATGTTTCGAATCATCAAAGAGCTTAAGCCGAGGTGGGTTATTGGAGAAAATGTGCGAGGTATTGTTAGTATCCAAAACGGCATGGTCTTCGAAAATGTGTGCACTGACTTGGAAGGAGAAGGTTACGAAGTCAGGGCGTTCAATATTCCAGCTGCAGGCGTTGGTGCACCACACAAAAGAGAAAGAATCTGGATTGTGGCGAACTCCCGACGCACATTGCGACAGGGGAGCGAGCTCGAAGGAGAGAATGCAGATGAAAGTAAACAAGAAAATGCCGATCAGTATCAACGATCAAGTAGCACATCCACAGATAATGTGGCCGACACCCACACAAGACTCAGCAACGGATCGGTCGAAGAAGTACAGTCAGGGAGGCAAACCTT